CCATCAATCAAAAGACAGCGTCAATACTGGATCGATCCAGAATATGCAAAAATAAAAAACCAACAGATAAAGGAAGAGAACACGGCCAAAGAAGGCGTTCTGAACTTGAAGCCTACAACCCTAAGCGCAAGTGATAAAAAGGCCGTAGAAGAGCAAATCAAGCGCCTCAAATGCTATTTAAAGGCGGATACAATAAACAAGGATCATCAAAATAATTTACTGGTTACGCTAGAAGATACGCACATAATGATCCAATATACACCACAAAAAGACAAATTTTCCAAGTTTGAATTATTGCTTTCATATTTGAATCAGTTTGTGACAGGTGAAGAATGAGCGAGTCAATATGCTTGAAAACCGACAATTTAATTTCTACATATTTTTTTCATAAATGTTGGTTAGTTACTGACCATCAAACATATATTAAAATTATCCTATATGAAAAATTAGGAGATGAATTACATACAGAAAAAGTAATAACAAAATACAACCAAAAAAATTTCAATATTTGGATGGAGATCTTCAATGGCTGAATCAATAGGCAAATACACTGATATAAACTCTTTAATCCCGCATCCGGATAATCCCCGAATAAATGATCACGCCGTTGAAGAGCTAGCCAAATCAATCAAGCGTTTTGGATTTGCTGCGCCAATCATCGCCAGGGCTGAAGACGGCATGATAATCGCCGGACATACACGCTGGAAGGCCGCCAAACAATTAAATCTCGATAGAGTACCTGTGAGATTTATGAATCTTGATCCTGTTGATGCTAAGCTTTTAATGTTAGCTGACAACAAGATCGGCGAGCGAGCAGACTGGGACGAAGATCAATTGGCTAAGTTATTTGAAGAGTTAAAAGATGAAGACTTGTCCGGGCTGGGCTGGGATGATGATCAGATCTTTGATTACTATGATGATCCCCTTGAGTCAGAGTATCAAGAGCCAATGGAAGCGCCTGAGCCCGTAGATAGTGATTTTCAATTCACGTTATTGAAAGGAAACTGTCTAGAAAAGCTAAAAGAAATACCTGATAATTCGATCGATAGTGTCGTGACCGATCCGCCCTATGAGATCGGGTTCATGGGGAAAGGCTGGGACGATAGCGGGATCGCCTTCAATGTCCAGCTATGGAAAGAATGCTTGAGAGTATTAAAGCCCGGCGGTCACATGGTAGCATTCAGCGCGACAAGAACAGTCCACCCGATGGGAGTAGCGATCGCCAATGCTGGATTTGAGATCCGGGATATGATCTCATGGCTGTATTTTTCAGGCTTTCCAAAAAGTCACGATATATCAAAAGCGATTGATAAACATCTTGGAGCGGATCGAGAAGTTATTGGAATAGATAAAAGATATAATGAGCCAAGCGGAATTGTGAAAGTAGGGCAAGGCGAAAGAGAATTAATAGATAGACAAATAACAAAGCCAGCAACGCCAGAAGCCCAAAAATGGGAAGGCTGGGGCTCCGCTTTAAAGCCTAGCTATGAACCTGCAATCCTAGCCCGAAAGCCTCTGGAAAAGGGCCTAACGCTAGCTGAGAATGTATTAAAGTACGGCACCGGGGGATTAAATATAGATGCTTGTCGTTTTGCTTATGGCGATCCTTGTTGGGTAGGTCCACAGGAAACATTGGAAGAACTAGAAAAAAGATCAGGAAAAACACAAAAGCAAAGCGCTACAAATCATTTGCAGATAGGCGGCGCCAAGGCCGGATCTGTTTTGAATAAATATAAAGAAAACGGAAGATGGCCAGCTAACATTTATCAATGCCCAAAGGCATCGAGATCAGAACGTGAGGCCGGGCTGGAACATTTACAAGGCAAGTCAGGATTTGAAATAAATAATCGAAAGCCTGAAAATATTGGCCATGAATACGCCCATGCCGGTACAGGTAGAGGATCAGATCAAATTAAAAACTTCCATCCAACAGTGAAGCCAATCGGAGTTATGAGGTGGCTTTGTCGTTTAATAACTCCACCGGGGGGAACAGTACTCGATCCCTTTCTAGGCTCTGGAACAACGGCTGTCAGTGCTTGCTTAGAGGGCAAATTCAACGCGATCGGCTGTGAGATGACTGAGGATTATTGGCCTATAATAGAAGGTCGGATCGAATGGGCAAAGCGCGAGAGAGAGAATGGGCCGAAAGAGTAAATTTACAGACAAATATAAGCGTAAAGTCTTAGAAGCCACGAGTCTAGGATGCACCCGTGCGATAACCTGTAAATATGCAGGGATTGCGGAGTCAGTGTTATATGATTGGCTAGCTCGTGGCCGCGTAGCCAAAAGCGGCGCATATTTTGATTTTTACGGAGATTTCCAACGCGCTGAAGCAATGAGCGCAATTCGATCGCTTAGTACGCTCCACGCAGCCATGCAAGAGGGCGACATTCGAGCGGCTATGTTTCTACTAGAAAGGCGTCACGGATACACGAGAGAAGACAAGGCGCCGATTGAAATCAACATCAATCATGACTCTATGAGCGTTCCCCAACTGCTGCAAGAAGTACAAAAAAAACAGAAACAACTCTCTGCTATCAAAGCACCCGTGATCGATCTGGATGAAGATTAAAATGTTTCAGTTTCAGCTATTTCCTAGAATAGATGACAAAGAGAGGGATCGACTTTTTAAACGTAGCGTCAATCATAGAAGACAAATGGAGGCATGTAATTGGCTGATAACGATCAAATTACTTGTTGGATTTTTAGAAGCGCAAACAAACAAATACGGGGAAGAACTTGATAAAATCAAATATGATCTTGAGCAAATAGCGATCGACGTGCTTAATTGCGACTAGCTCGATCGTATGCTACAAAAAGACGATGAACAAACAAAACCTCCTCGACTATTTGAAAAAAGCAGAACGGCTCCAGGAGATCGCCGATCATTATCCTCTCGCAGTCTCTAAGCTCTGGACGCCTCATTGTCATCGATGGGACGGTAAAGGAAAAGGCTCTAAGCGGGATCGAGGATGCGGGAAGGAAATGATCCACATTCGTAATAATCTTTATCGATGCAATGATTGCGATATAACAGAGGAAAGAACTTCTCAACGACAAGCAATCCTCTCATTGGGATCCGAGTCAACATTGATCAGCGGGGGAAATCGATCAGGAAAGTCGGAGGCCGGTTGTATGCTTGCAGTAGCATTCGCAAACGGATCTCGGGAGTGGTGGGTTCGTACCTGGCTAGAGATTAACGATCTACCGCTTGATCTTGTTCCCGTAGAGCCTTCTGAAGTGTGGGTATCTGCTCTCAGTTATGGCGATGCACTCACATATCTACGCCCAAAGCTTCAAAAGTATTGCCCGACTAACAGCAAATTTGTCCGCTGGAAAGCTCAGGATCGCGCGTCAATCGTATTTGAAAACGGCGGAAAGATCTTATCTATGTCAGCCGACGCAGGGCGCGAGAAATACCAAGGAGGCGCGGTCTCACTTGTGATCCTTGATGAAGAACACCCACAGCCGATCTATGATGAATGCATGCTTCGGTGTATTGATTACAAGGGAAAAGTTGTTTTGACTATGACTCCATTAAAGGGGATCACCTGGCCTCACGACGTATTTTTTGAAAACATTCAATCAGGATATACTCAATACGCTATATCGGGTCTTGATAACCCCTGGATAAGCTCCGTGAAGCTGCGTAGGGCTATTGCTCACATGTCAGAAGAAAGCCAGCGCTCGCGCTTATTTGGCGATTTTACAAATCAATCAGGAGTTGTTTATCCTGAAATGCAGAGAGCGATCCACGTCGTCGAATCATTTGATCCGCCTGAAGATTGGCCACGAGATCGATCGATCGACTTCGGAACAAAAAATCCTTTCAGTTGTTTATTCTTTGCTCACGATGAAAAAGATGATGTTTTGCACGTCTATGATGAATACTATGCCACAGAACGAACAACGATCGAAAACGGGCGACGGCTGAACAAAAAATATCCTGATATTGAATTTCGCTGGACAGTTGCCGATCCTGAATCCCGTGACGGCCGATTAACACTAGCGAGAGAGTGTAACATTGAAACAAAGACCGCACCGAAACACCTTGGAGTCGTAGAGACGATCAACTATGTTAAAGAACGTCTAGCGCTAGATGTTGAGGGGCGCCCACATTTAATAATCCATGATAACTGCAAACATCTTTTGAAGGAATTCAGACTATATCGGTGGAGCGATGGAGCAGGAAAGGATAAGCCAATAAAGAAACACGATCACGGGCTGGACGCTTTACGCTATCAAGTAACATTTTTAAAGCGATTCTTAATGTATAATGGGGATTAGATGATTGAAATTAAAACTTCAAATGCTTTTGGTGAATGGCTAAAAAAATACTGTAACGATCATGAAATCGACGTGAGGACGCTGTGTAACACTCTAGGCGTAGGAAGGCGCCATGTTACTCATTGGATACAGGGTACAAGTCATCCGCGCCTTGTGAATACTGTATTTCTTATTGAGGCTCTTCATCGATTGACGCGAGAGCCAACGGGAAACATTTACAACAAGATGAAGAATCATATTATGAAAGATTACTAGCTCCATTTTTCACGTGATCCACCGTGACCAAACAATTTACTATTCAAATGAGCGCTATTTGCAGACGATCCGATCGTCTTTCTTTTTTCAATAACAAGATTTTTAATCTGAATTGAGTTCTTATATTCACCTGGTGTTCGCGATATTTTTTTCCCATAGTATGAAATAGACCCGATAAACTCTTGATCCTCTATGACATTATCTCGCGCCCAACTTTTAATTATCATATAATCTTCTCCACTTACAAGGCGATCCCATATAAGGAGCAATTGATCTATATATTGAGGATACATGCAAATTAAGCGGACATAAGCCTCCTCTAATTTTGCAGGAGTTATTTTTATGATTTGTAATCCGTATGCATCGTCAAGCCTTTTTGATAGCTGTTCATTAAACTTGTCCCAGTTCATATTTCTCATTTTTTCATTGATCATTTTATTCTCCGGTGTTTATTAAATTATGTTTGTTGCTCTAAGAACTGGGCTCATTGAGTATCTTCCGAAAGGCTCGCAGTACTCGTTTCCTTTTTTGTCTGTTTTAATTCTTCTATTTGTTGTTTCTCCGTGCATACTTTGAAGCGTTACCGTCTTTGCGGTTCTTTTAATAACTGTCCATCTTAATTTAGCATCTGAAGTGATCCAGTTCATTAAGTAATCTTTGTTAGTTTGAAAAGTCATTTTGTTCTCCGTTGTTGTTGTTTTTCCTTACACTCTTATTATAACTATTATGCGCATAATAACAACAATAAAAATCAATAAAGTTCTATAAGCCCCGTAGTTTGGGTGCTTATTTTTTAATTATTTTTTTCAATGATGATCGGAGCTATGGTGCAACGGCAATTAATACTATGTGATGGATCAGAAAAACCACCGGGGGCAAGTGCTGTATCACTGCCGATCTTGAACACATCATTCACTGGAATACCATCTTGACCATAAAGGCGGCTATTATTTAAATCTTGATGTGTTTCCCTGACTCTATCGTCACGGCTGGAGATCCAAACTTTCCGAACTTCCAGATCATCCTCTTCATCATTGATCTTTTGATAAGCTTGATTTGTTGCTTGATTGATGACCTTCGTTGATTCAGTTTGGGCGATCATTCTAGCTCTTGATCTATCAAATACCCATAGATCTTCAAGCTGATCGGCGATCTCTTTATTACTCAATCCCTCACGTATACCATCACGAACAACCTCACGCGCGTTTTTGATACTAGTATCAACGATTTCATTTGCCATCGTATCGATTGCCTTGTTAGCCGCCTCTAGATCACGATCTCCAAAGCGTGCATCCATTGGAACGGGCATATCCAATAAACCATAAATGTCGTTGATCGTATCGTTCGCCGTCACGATCCATGTATCATTCATTAATCTTCCTAGAGTATTTTTGATAAACTTGATTTCCATAGCTTTGGCGAATAGTTCCGCCCAGGAGATCGCTTTGACAACTTCCGCATTATATCCCCTGACTTCATCGATTATACTGTTAGCACGCTGTAACATTCGATTTTTTGCTGCTAGCAAATAAGCGGCGGTGACTCTTTCAAATCTTGCCTCCGCTGGATCGAGAATACGTTGAACCCAATGATTCCAATGATCCGTTTTTTTGTCTTCAGTGATGAAGGCCTTCTTATTTAATCGTTGCTTTTCTTCGCTGATCACTTTTCTCATGTGTGATAGCCCGCGCGATCCAACAACTAGCCATTTTATTTGAGCTACGACACCCGCCAATCTATAATCTTCGTAATGTCTCGCCGCCCACGCTTCACGCAATCGGATCGCCTTCTCTTCTGTCGGTGTCTTTGCTATAGAACTTTCACGGCTTGCGATCGGCTTCAACCGATTATATTGTGTATTTCCCAATATATTACCACCGCGTCGCCAGATTTGCGGGTATTCCTCTTTTAGCTTTTCAGCCTCACGCCAAGGAAAACGATCATAATCGCTGTTTCTCAGTGCAACCTCTTTGTCTTTTCCATCATCTGGGAAATTAGTTGGATCTTTATCGCCTACCGATCCCCGTGTCTCTAGCTCGACAATTTTTTTTTTCATATCGTGATCGGCTGGCAATAAATCGGTGTCGTGTTTTCCTGATCTATATTTTTGATTTCTCAATGCAAAAAGAAAACTGTTAACCCTCGCCATCGCCCACTGATCGGGGCTTGTAACGCCAGGGCGGACGCTTTGCGGGTTATTTTTATATGCACCTACCCCACGCCACCAAACAACCGCTAGCGTGTATTTGGTCGTCTTACGCTTTGGATCTTTTCCGTATTCTTCATTGTGATCGCGTGTCTTATTTTCAATTCCTGTTTTGGCGCTTTTTGGTAGTTCTTCGAATGCTTTTCTTTTGTTGCCAATCTTCGCCAATTCATCTTCCTTAGCTCGTTCGATGATGTTAAAAAGTTTTGTTAATGTGTAGTCCCGCTCTTCTTCTTCTTGCTCTTCTTCGACTGTTGTGCGTGTAGTCTTAAGGGGGCTATCGTCTAACCCCTCATAGGCATATGCCTCCGCCGGTGACATCCCGCCAATAATAATATGTTTTTCAATCCTTGCGAGTTTCTCTGATCTAACATCTTGCAAGGCTTCAACGTGGCTATAATCAAAAATAACGCGTAATCTATCGTCATATAGTTTCGCAATTTGCGTAAACAAAATTTCCATTTTCTTTCCGCGTTTTGTTTGTATCTGCCAATAAGTTAAATTAGCCTGTCGGGCTGTTGCAAAGTTGGCATCCGGGAGGCCTAATATAGTTCCAGGGACACCGATCACGGCTGAAATGTTTTCTCTTGCCATTCTACGCGCCGCCTCGAACTCCATTTCACGGGGTGAAAGATTGAGAGGCTTCACGTCTATTTGTCCACTTAGGACCATAGCACCGCCGCGATCCGTCATTCTACGATAACTATCAAGGATCTCTCTTCTTCTTTCCTTTCCCCATATATCCGCATCATCTTTTGGGCTTAGTAATATATCCGGGCGTCCTTGCTTGCTCGTTTCACTTGCTAGGCGTTGAGCGTTTATGTCGGCATCGATTTCACGTGCCAATGACTCCACGGCCCCTGTTCCGTATAGCTCGCCGCCCGCTCCGCTTTTCCAGCTAGCGTTACGACTATGTAAGATCCTTTCGGGCGGATACTCTACACTAACCCCGCCGTCAGTATATTTATAACCAGTGATTCCTCTATTTGGCATCGTAATTACTTCAACGTTATCAGGATGAAGACGGAACAATGACGAAGGATTTGATAGACTGCCAACGAGTAACACATAACAATTTCCAGATAGGATTAAATCAATAAGAAGTTGCTCACGAAATAAAAATCCGTCTGTGTTTGTGTTTGGCTGATTCATCAAAGTTAAAAATGGATGCTCTTCGATCCGTTCGCTGTTTTCACCTTCGCCCCGTATAAGCTTGATCGGTAGTTCTGCGAGGTCCTGGCTTGCTCTAGTAGCACATGCATGAGTATATGCGTGACCAGCAAAAGCAGACATTGAGATCGCCGCGCTGAATGGCTGTTTAACTCCGTACGGGCTGGAATAGCTAGCGCCGTGCTCAGGTTGCTTGGGATTGCTAACTAACTTTTGGAAAGCCTTGACGATGCCCAATGAATAATAAAATCTTACAATAAAGTTAGGTCGCTTTTGGATCGATGTCGACATATATCCTCCATTGTTGATATAATACCCCAGATCGATCATAATGTCGATCCAGGAGAACCATGCCCGTTATAATTGATGGATTTGTGAAAGTGCCTAGCAAAAAAAACAGGATGAAAGTCGGGCGCGGGCGAGTATACAAAGACAGCGAAGTCAAGAACTTTGAACAATACCTCAGACTGATAGCAATAAAGGCAATGCGTGAGCAAAACATAGCACTATTTAAAACACCTGTATCGATGAATTTAATTGTTACAAATGGAGATAGACGTCGGCGCGATCTTCAAAATGCTTTCGGGGCTATCTGTGACGCCCTTAATGGTGTCGTATATAAAGACGATTATCTGATAAATCAAATAATCGCCTCTAAGCGTTACAAAAAAGGGGAATGGTCATTCAGGATCATCATTGCTGAAATGTAAACATTTACAACATTTCCAAGTATCATCAACAAAGTATTTCCAGCCGAAAAAGTTTTGCCCGTAATCAATCATATCAAGATAAATAAATTCTGGGATCGGGCCTTGTGGATAATGTATTTCAAAGATTTTTACATCACCACATAGACATTCGATTTTAAATTGTATCAGCATAATCATGATCGTCGATCGTTGGAAAGCCTTGAAAAGTTGCTTTGTAGTTATTGTTTAATTCTGAATAACATTCACCCTCAGTTTTTCCAGCGCGGATCATATCAGTTAATTTGTGAATACAGAAACCAACCATATTGGCGGTGTCCATCAAGTCAAGTATAGTTTCATTATCTATTTTTATATTCATTCTGTTCTCCGTTGTAGTTGCCTCCTTTCGGGGGCTTTTGTTTTCTATGCTGCAAAATTTATATAATTTTGAATGTTTTCGAAACTATCAAAATACATCCCATCGTATGAAAAGATTTCGTATGATTCCATTTCTGCACCATCAAAATGTTTACCTGTTATCGTATAAGTATCTGATCCTTTGTAATATTTTACAATGATTGAAAATTGATCTTTCATAAAAGCACCTTTTTGTTTTCTGCCAAAATGCTTGAAAAATACAGTGTTAGTTTCATCTGAAAACATACCTGTCGCTGATTTATATTTTTTCCCTTTGTATGTCAAAGTTGAGGGTGCAAGTGCGTGGTATTGTCTGTTTGTTTGTTTGTTTATGTTGTTCATTTTGTTCTCCGTTGTTGTTTATATATTCATTATATATTAATTATGCGCATAAGCAAGTTATAATATATTTATTTTTGATTTATTTTTAATCTTTCAATATAATGCCCATAAACAGGGGATCTTATGAACAAGAAAAAAAAGCTTACATTATTAAATAAAATAGAAATCTTGATCCTTGTTGCGCTAATTGGGATAATTTTTGTTATCTTAACATTATGATAGTTATAGATCTGGAGCGTAAAATGATTACAAATTATGTAATTGCGTGTTTGGTTTCTTTGATAGTTGGCGGCGCGGCCGGGGCTATTACT